GTGATCAAGACGACAAAGCCAAGGCTCTTGCCCTGACAGGCGACTATCTCGAAGGCTGTCATCAGTGGGAAATCAGTTTCGACAACGCGATTGACCAACTGTTTAGGTAACACTTTACATTTGTATAAGCATAGACAGATGCAAGTCATGCATATCGGACTAGGATAGGAGTGAGCCGCTTCCACTCAGGCAATTGAGCCCCGCTAAGCCCAGCAACATCAACATCTATCGCCTTTACAAAGCGTTGGAACAGTTGCGTTCAACTGGCGAGCGAGAGTTCCCACTCCAATTGGCTGTGACCCTTTGCTGGATCGCAAGTCATGACGGGTGTTTGCAGGAGGATTTGGTAGAGGCAACGTCCATGTCTCCCAGCTCTGTCTCACGCAACGTGACTTGGCTTGGCCCTCGCCACCGTCTCGGTAAAGAAGGTCTCAAGTTTGTCCGCCGTGAAAAGGACCCGCAAGACCCAAAGCGTTGGCGTCTTTACCTAACGCCGGAAGGTAAGCAGTTCGTCCGCAAGCTGGAAGCTGATCTCATCGATTGATTCATGGCAATGAAACCGCAACCCACAAAAGTCCGCTGTCGCACCATCGGTGACGCTGCTGCGTACACCGCCAAACACAAGTGGACTGGTCTCTCATCACTGAAGACCAATTTGATCAACGTCGATCACGGCCTCGAATTTTGTGGCCGCTCACTTCCACTCAGCCGAATGGCAGAGGCATGGTGGTGGGACGAGCTGACATGTTTCCTTAAGGAAGAACATCCCAGATGGGCTCCCGCAACTAGGAATCGTGTCCGTTCTGCGTTGAAAACTTGCGTCAACTACACCCGTGGTCGTCGCTTGCACACAGTCAAAGTTCCAGAAGAGGCACTCCGAGAGGAGGAGCTGGGCGAACGTCATGCGTATTTCACGCGTGAACAAGTTCAGGAGATGGCACGCGTTGCGTCCAACTACCTGGACAACCCACCACTTGCGTGGGCAATTCGCTTTGCTCCGTCTGTTGGCTTGCGCCAGTCAGAACAGCTCAACCTGAAAGCGCGTGACATCGACTTCGATGCCCATTGCATTTGGGTTGGTGGCAAACCTGATGTGGTGACCAAGAACAAAAGTTATCGAGCTGTGCCTATCGCTCCTGAGATTGAGCATCTCTGCCATCAACTCAAAAACGATGCACAAAGCGAGATGACTCGCGTCTTTGGTCAGTACTGGGACAACGGCGACCAGCTCCGTCGCCAGTTCAGAAAAGTCACAAACTTTTTGGAGCTGAATCCAAGGGAGTACTGCTGGCACACCTTCCGCCACACCTTCGCCACTTGGCTGGGTGAATCGCAAACGCCGAGAACCATCATGGATTTAGGCGGCTGGAAGGACATCACCATGGTTCAGCGCTACACCCACCCATCAGAGAAGGCAAAGCACGAAGCAATGCAAGGTCTTTGGCAACCCTCTGATGCTCCTAAGTCCGTCAGCACTCAAGGCGTCATCCATCTGGAAGGCGGCAAGATTGTTGTGGACGGCAAGCTCTACTCGATTGCAGCCTGACTAACCGTGACTACCCGATTTGCCACTTTCCAGAAAACCCCGATGCTGTACGCTTTGGCGGTGCCACTGCAGGGCTCAAACCCCTTGCAATCACTAAGCGGATGTGGCGGAATTGGTAGACGCGCTAGTTTCAGGTGCTAAGAAAAGGTCCTTGCACTCAGACAACTCATCTCTCATCAGCGGCCCAAAAGCCGCTTTTTTATTGGCTTTTTAGCCGATTGCACTCAGCCAAATACTGATCTGATGACGCTAACGCGCCCTTCTGGGCCAGATAAACCCACCTCTGACGAGCCAGAAGACGACATTCCGTTCGAAGTCGTCGATATGGATCAAGAGGAATATGACGATTACATGCTGTCGCATAAAGAATTTGATTTGTGAGTAAAAACCTCGCCGCTGATTGTGTCGGCTTATCAGGGTCTGAACTTCGTAAATACTTAGAAGAAAAGATCGATTATTTAGAAGAAGAGCTTATCCAGCTGTCTGATAAATACAACAAAGCCGAAGAAAAAGAATTCCGCAATTAACACTTACACCATGCAAAAAAACCGTTACGTGTTCCCTACTACTTTTGAAGGGTATGTCAACACCGGAGAACCTTCCGGCCAATACAACAACAGTTGCTTCGCATTTCGACTTAATCAAGATGTACTGGAGCGGGCCGAATCCGACCGTGAGCAACTACTCAAATGGGCAAAGTCCAACGTCTCAAACCCCAGCCGAATGGCAACAAACCCACCCAAATGGGACGATGAAGGGCTAGTTAAATACAGTTATGACGGCGATACTAATCGCGCCGCGCCTATTTTTGTAGATAGTGTTGGCGACCCTATTAGTAAAGAAGTTCTGGCAACTGTTCGCAAGGGGACAAAGGTCAACATCATTTGTCAGCAGGTTCCTTACACCAAGCCTGCAATTGGAACGACTATTAAAGTTCTGGGTGTCCAGATTATTGAGCTGAACGCAGGCAATGGGGCCGTCGATTCTGGCGGTCTTAGTGTTAAAGAGGTTGCGAATATCTTTGGATCCGCTGAGGGTTTCAAAGAGTCAGAACCTAGTGTGCGTCAAGAGTCTTCCGGTACATCTGATTACGACTTCTAATGAAATTCCGCTCCGGTTTGGAGGAGCGAATTGCGAAAACATTTGATAAGGAAAACGTAACTTACCTATACGAGAGTACGGCGTATGAATATACTCTTGTTAGTAAATACACGCCTGATTTCTTTTTAGAGTCGGGCGTAATTATTGAATGCAAAGGGTTCTTTAAGCCCTCAGATCGTCGCAAGATGTTGGCTATCAAGCATCAACATCCCGACCTCGACATTCGTTTTATCTTCCAAAGAAATAACACACTAACTAAAAGTAGTAAGACAACGTATGGGGACTGGTGCGATAAGCACGGGTTCCCTTACTGCGTCTATCCAGACATACCATCTGATTGGTTACATGGACAATGAAAAAGCCTTCTATGCAATTGACAGTTTTGTCCGTGAACTAGAAGACGAAGGTCTTTCCCTTCAAACCATTATCGAGTTACTCAAAGAGTACATCTCCATCTGCGAAGAGCTTGTTCTGTGACTTCCACTCAACCAAATGATTCCGAGTTTCTACGCCATGAAGCCTGTAGTAACTGCAGTAGTAGTGACGCTCTCGCTATCTACTCTGACCACGAGTATTGTTTTTCTTGCGGTTTTCGACGCTCTTATTCCGAAGGAGCTGAAAGAAATCCAACAGATTCAAAAACAAATTCCTACGCAATCAACTTTACTGGAGACTATCAAGCCATAAAGTCTCGGCGTCTCCACGAACCCACACTGCAAAAGTTCAACGTCAGAGTAGAACATGCCTAGCGTAATCAAATTCCCGTACTACTCCAACACGGGAAGATTGGTTGCTTACAAGGAACGCACCCAGGACAAAAAGTTCCGTTGGATAGGAAAGAACGTAGACAATCAGTTCTTCGGTCAACAACTATTCGGCGGAGGTAAGTCTATTGTTATTACAGAGGGGGAACTTGATTGCCTTTCTGTTTATCAATGTCGTCCAAATTGGCCGTGCGTTTCTCTAAGTAACGGGGCCAAGTCAGCCAAGAAACAACTATCTCAGCAGCTCAATTATTTGCTGGGCTTCGATGAAGTCGTTCTTATGTTCGACAACGATGAAGCTGGCATTGCTGCAGCTGAGGATTGTGTCAGCCTTTTTCCACATGACAAAGTATTCCTTGCATCGCTCGGCTCTTACAAAGATGCAAGCGAAGCATTACAAGCTAATGATGCGGAAGCGATTCGTCAGGCGATTTGGCAAAAGCGCAGCTACACACCTAAATCGATTGTCGATGGGCGCACGCTTTTCGAGGAAGTCACCAAACCAATTCATGGCAAGGATGCTGACTGGCCATACGCGGGTCTAAACAAAGTCACATCTGGATTGCGAAAGCAGGAGATGGTTGTTATCACCAGCCCCACTGGTGGTGGCAAGAGTACTTTCTGCGGTGAAATCATTGTCAGCCTGATTGATCAAGGTTTCAAAGTAGGCGGTTTGTTTTTTGAGGAAAGTGTGAAACGCACTGCCTTGCGTCTCATGACAGTCAAGGCGAACAAGCCGTTGCATCTCAACAATGACATTCCAGAAGAGGAGATGCGTGCTGCCTTCGATGCGTCAGTAGGTAGCGGCAAGATCTTTCTTCGAGATGGCTTTGGTAGCTGTGACCCAGATGTTGTTATTAACGACATTAGATTTCTCCAGAAAAATTTTGGAGTCGAATGGGTTGTCTTGGATCACCTATCCATTCTCTTGTCAGGCAATGACACAGAGGATGAGCGTCGGATGATCGACAAGACCGTCACTAAATTGAGAAGCTTTGTCCAAGAGAGTGGCATTGGTTTAATTCTTGTCTCTCATCTTCGTCGCGGCCAAGGTGACAAGGGACATGAAGACGGTGCCAAAGTATCACTTAGTCAACTCCGTGGCTCACACTCTACGGCACAACTAGCCGACAT